TCGTCCGCATATTTTGTAGTAACTGCTGCGTGCGCCTTTTCGTAAGTAGCGTAAAGCGTTGGGTATAGCTCACCATTCTCAACCACAACGTACACATGTTTTCCCGCCCCGCTATTCATCTCCGTCAGTCCGTTCGTCGCTTGGCTGTTCATCTCCATCTTTGTTGTAGTGATTCTTGATTGTTCGCTTCCTTCCTTTAAACCTCTAAAAACATTTCAATTTTTTATACTTTCTCTTTCTTTCTCTCTTCTTACATTTTCTCTCTTTTCTTTCTCTTACATCATCGGAACGGACATTTGAAATGATAAAAGGTGTATGATGTAATTCATAATAAAGGTATAACACGAGAGATATATAACCCCAACGTCGAGAGATTCGTTCATTCGTTCGTTAATAAGTCTCAACCGCGATGGCACTTATTAAAGAGTATTTTACATTAACCGATAAATATGCCGCTGAATATGGCCCGAATACAGTCGTGTTACTTCAAGTGGGCGCATTCTTTGAAGTGTATGGAGAGGTCACACCGGCGCCAGGAATGATAGGCGCGTCGTGTTCGGGAAGTCGTATCGATAACTTTTGCTTGATTTGCGAACTTGCAAAGGCGCATAAAATCCCGGGTATCGTTATGGCGGGGTTTCGGGATTATGGGCTTGATAAGTATTTGAAGAAATTACAGGACGCAGGATATACCGCGGTTGTATATGTCCAGGATGGTGTGAAGAACCCACCTGTGCGGGTATTACAGGGTATTTATTCGCCAGGAACGTTTTTCTCAACGGATATTGCGGCTGGGAGTAATAGCGGTGCTTCTAGCAGCACCGCGTTGTCTAATAATATAGGATGTATATGGATTGAAAAAATCTCTCGAACACTCGCCGCAGGAAGTGGCGGCGCGCTCATCATGGGAATGACAAATATAGATATTTACACTGGCCGCGCTACGATATTTGAAACAGAGAATAAAGACTCACATAATCCAACTACTTATGATGAAGTTGAGAGATTTATCTCGTCGTATGTTCCATCTGAAGTGATACTTATCTCCAATCTCTCGACGAGAGAAGTTGAAGATGTTATTCATTATACAAACATCCAGGCAAAGATGATTCATCGCGTATCGACTACCGATGCCGTCGGGGGCGGCAAAGGCACCGGAAATGCGACCGTGAAAGCTGAGAGATGCACGAAACAAATATATCAAATGGAAGTATTGAATACATTTTATCCGGATGGACTCGCCAAATCTCTCGAACAATCATTTATGAACTACTCCATCGCAACTCAATCGCTTGTTTATTTATTGAACTTCATCTATGAACATAATCCTTCTCTTGTTTCTAAGATTCAAGAACCCGTATTTGAGAATATGTCCGAGAGATTAATCCTTGCGAATCATTCCCTGCGTCAATTGAATATCATTGACGACACGGGTGCTGGCACGGGTGTAAGCTCGCGATTGAGTTCGGTTTTATCACTTTTAAACCATACCGTGACTCCGATGGGGTCTCGTGCTTATAAATACGCCCTTTTACATCCAATATTTAATGAGGAACAATTAGAACAGGATTACTCCATTACAGAATACATGTTGTCTTTGAACGACGGCGTCGGACTGACATCATTCGACACATTACGAGAGAAACTCGGCTTAATGAAAGATATCGAAAAACTTCATCGTCATATTATTCTACGAAAGATTGTTCCGTATCATGTCTATTGTTTATTTCATAATCTGCGACATATTCGCGAGTTATATTCGGGGTGTTCGAGAGATTTGAGGATATCACGTAATCTCTCAGAGAGATGGAAAATACGGAATGATATCGTCGATAAAAGCACACTCTTTCTGGATATGTTCGAGAAGACGTTGAATATTGATTTATGTCGGGATATCACTGATACATTATTTGACACGAATATCATACAACGTGGTATATCCGAGGAGTTAGATAAGCTAACGGATGAGTATAACTATACTCAGAAATCTCTCGAAGAGGTTCAGCGCGTATTGAACGAGTTAATCCAAGCAGGCGAACAAAAATCGTCGAGTAGTGCCGACCCGGATTTTGTCAAAGTTCATGAAACCGACAAAATGGGAATATCACTCCAGGCCACGAAACGGCGCACAAAAATACTTGAAGACCGTATTAAAAAAGTCGCCGGAGAGAATAAAATCATCGAAATTGTTCTAGATAAGGATACGAACCGCACGTTTATGTTTGATATAACTGGACTTACTTATCCTGCGGCATCTGGAAGCAACAATACTATTCATAGTCAGCAAATCTACGAATTGTGCGGCAATGTGGTGTCGCTACGTGCGAAAATATCGGATTTAGTGTCTCTCGTGTATTACAAATTCATTGAGTCACTTCATGAATACTATCACGATTTTGAAAATATGATTGCCTTTGTTGGCGCAGCCGACATGATACAAAATCGTTGTTATGTAGCACGTAAATACAAGTATTGCCGTCCAATCATTGCGAAGGATTGCGAGAGAACGGGTGCGTCGTTTGTCCGCGCAACCGAGCTTCGTCATTGTCTTATCGAGAGAATCAATGAAGATGAATGTTACATTACAAATGATGTTTCGTTGGGTGGCGATGGTATGCTACTCTACGGAACCAACGCAGTCGGTAAAACCAGTCTCATCCGCGCAATCGGAGTAGCCATCATTATGGCACAAGCTGGGTTCTATGTTCCTGCTGCTTCGTTCGTATATCGCCCTTACCGCGCAGTCATGACACGTATTCTCGGCAATGACAATCTGTTTAAAGGTCTCTCAACATTCGTGGTCGAAATGTCCGAACTTCGTATAATATTGCGAATGGCCGATGCTAATACTCTCGTATTAGGCGATGAGTTATGCTCTGGAACTGAAATGGACTCAGCTATCAGTATTTTCGTCGCCGGCTTACAGCACCTTTACCGCGCTGGTGCATCATTTATTTTCGCCACACATCTTCACGAAATCGCTGCCTACTCCGAAATCCGAGAGATGGCCCCACGTCTCCGTCTCGCACATATGCGCGTATTTTACGATAAGTCACGCGACACACTTGTTTATCACCGGAAGTTACAGGATGGCGCAGGAGAAAGTATGTATGGTCTTGAAGTATGTAAGTCACTTCATCTTCCGGATGATTTTCTCGAAAATGCGAATATGATACGCATCAAGTATCGCGGGGTGAGTACAAAAACACCTACGGCAAGTATTTTAGATGACGCAACACAGTCTCGATATAATGCGGCGAAGTTGAGGCGATTGTGCGAATTGTGCGAGAAAGCGCGTGGTACCGAAGTACATCACTTGCAACATCAGGAAAGCGCAGATGCTGACAACTTCATCGGACATATTCATAAGAACCATCCGGCAAATCTGGCGTCGGTTTGCGAAGACTGTCATCGAGAGATTCATACTATGGGGGTGGAACACGTTAAAGTGAAAACGGGGAAGGGGGTGCGGATTGTCGCGAAACCGGCAGCGAATGCGCGATGAACCTTATTATCTATCCATATTGTAATTGGATTCGGTAAAATATGGACAAATTTTCAAACGCACTTTCTGCGATAAAAGACGCAGGTGTAAATGGTGTTTCCCGCGCGGGAGGATTTTTATCATCTACCGCAGATAGTGGTGTAAGCACATTCAAAGGAACGAGTTTAGGCGAATCGTTTTTCAGGAACATCGGCGCAATTTTAGTCGTCGTTATGATATTACTTGGCGGAATTATATATATCGATTTAGTGAGTGATACGAAAAATACCGGTTTAGCGGCGGCTCCAGCAGCAAGAGGTGGCAGCGGCGACAACGGAACTACCAAAAAAAAACTATACGTTGAGCCGAATACCTTACTCGAAACGACATCGCGGACTCTTCCAACCGACGTTCCATGGACCGCCCCCGCAATTAGTATTCGAAATGAACTTAAAGAAGCGTTCGGCTCACAATACACCGAAAAAGAATTGGAGAACATACATACGACATGTAGTGACTCCTTTTGTGTTATGAACCAGAAATCTCCGGAAGAGTTAGAGCGCGCATGTAATTCAATTACCACAAAACAAACGTGCGGAACGAAGTGTTGTTGCGGATGGACGAAATACGTGGGGTTCGAAGGCGATAATGACCCCACAGTAGTTATGAATACCGCAGAGGCAAATATCGCGGATCCAAGCCAACGATCGGCTGAAGCAATCATTCCTGGTAAATGTGTGGCGGGAAATGCAAGTCGGCCTTATGATATCAAGGATACGAATAATAATGACCGCGATATCGCATATTATTACTATTTAGGCGAGTGCGTTGGCGGACGCGGATGTATGAAACGTGGTGGTGTCGTTGGCGCATAGGCGAAACTTCTTTGTATATTGTATAACATGGCAAGAACACGAAAACATAAACAGTTGGCGCGTCGTAATAAAACATATCGAAGGAAATCCCAAATGGGAGGATATATAATTCCATCTAGCTCTCCTCGGTCGCTTCGGTCGAGTACTAGGCGAAAACCTTTATAAAATTGATATATAAAATTGATATATAAAAACAATATGTTATCATATATCAATACACTTCGTTCATCGCATACATCATCACCGCAATGATTATCCCTGTCAAATGCTTTACTTGTGGAAAGGTTCTCGCCGACAAATATCGATATTATTTAGCCGAAGTGCGTAAAATCAAGCTTTCCCGCAATTTGGATGTAGATAAAGTAATATATTTGACCGCGGAATATATCAACAAGACGCCGGAAGGCGAAGTCATGGACTCACTCGGACTCACAAAGATGTGCTGTCGGCGTCACATGCTGACACATGTTGATATTATTTAAGCGACTGTAATCACCACAATAACTACCATTTATTATTTTTTATTCGTATAATAATAATAAGTAAGTAATTATATAATGGCATCATCATCGAAAAGGTATCGCCGCCGCCACAGTAGTAAGCGCAGCACATCGACTACGCGGTCGAAAAGCTGTAAAGGCGGGCAACGAGGCCGAAAACGCACCAATAAGAATAAAACGCATAAATGGCATCAAAAAGGTTGCCAATCAGGCGGTGGAAGTATGACCGGCGGATGGCCATGGGCGCCAAGTGACGTTCATCACCAAACCGCTGGTGCTGTTCCTCAATCTATCAATGGAAATCATTACACTCACAATACTAATACGGTGGCACCACCTCAAAGCAGTAACCATCTCGTTGAAAAGGGAATGTTTGGAGGTCGGCATAAAAAATCTAGTAATAAAGGCCGCCGCCACCGCCGTTTTATCGGTGAGCAACACGGCGGTATGGCGGAGTTTTTACCTGATACTGTCAATACTACTCTACGCGGTTTTACTGAAACTCCAGCAATGGTCGCCAACACATTACAGGGGGCATCTACTGGTTTTGTAACATCAAACCCTACTGTTCAGCCCATTGGAGTGCCCATTCAATTGAAATAAATGAATATTTAGAATATATTGGTATTTTTATCAAATACTAATATATATACAATTTATCACCATCCCAATCATCGTAATCGTGATGAATAGTCTTATAAAAAGAGTGAGTTTATTGTGCGCACCATCAATATGGTTTTTGGCTATTAGTTCAATATATATTATTTATGGAATAGTTGTATCCTATAAAGATGGTGTTTATCCGATATGTTTTGAACCAGATAGATGCGACATTTTCACAACCTTTGCGCGGTTGGCTTTAGCCGTATTAATCATGATATTATTTACATGGATTTTGAATATTCTTTGTTCTTATGGTTATAATGTCATCGCTTGGCTGTTATTTGCGGTGATTCTCGTATTTCGACATGTAAATGAAATTTTTATTGATGTTACTATCTAATTCAATTCATTAGTGATTACATGTATTTTTTAGATGTATAATATATATAAGTTATATCATACTATATATATTATGGATGGAGTTATAAGTAAGGTACAGTCACTATGCACCCCCGCACTCGTCTTTTTTATTCTCTCGGTACTTTCTATCTTTGTCATGCTTTTTGACAATTTGGAAAACACACATTCCTACTGTTTCGGTAATGTGAGTTGTAATGTCGCAAATACATCCACTATTTTCATCGTGGAAATCCTATTTCTTGTTTTCTGGACATGGGTATTAAACTTTATTTGCTCACGCGGTTATGTCAATTTCGCTTGGTTTATTCTGCTTTTCCCTTATATTTTATTATTCGCCCTTCTATTATTCGGAGCTGCCGAGATTCGTAACACGAATAAGATGAATGAGGCAAGCGTTGCGATTGTTGTCGGGCCAAACAATGATGCCTTTTCTGGAATGCCAATGCGATTTTAGCGTAACGGCGATACGCACCGCGAAGCTGACATAAACAATATTTAATATGAATTTGTAAGTATATAATAGTACCAGTATATACATACTATGGATTCTGACCCAGAATTGCCCTGGAAGGTCATCAAGCGATTATTCGACGATGACCCGCAAATGATGGTTCGTCATCATATCGATTCGTATAACGATTTCTTCGGGAAGGGAATTTTCAAGATATTTCGCGAGAGAAATCCAATTATTCTTCAAAAAGAACAAGACCCAGAGACACAGGAGTTCAATCTGCGCTGTGAATTATATTTAGGTGGAAAGAACGGCGACAAAGTCTATTTCGGCAAACCTATTATTTATGATGATGACCGCGAGCATTATATGTTGCCAAACGAGGCCAGAATGCGTAATATGACGTATGGTACAACGATTCATTACGACGTTGATGTCGTTTTTAAAATTGCGGTTCCGGATAGCGGCGAGGGCGGCGGTAGAGGCACTCGTATCGAAGTGACAACCGCCACCCTTGAGAGAATTCTTTTAGGTAGGTTTCCTATTATGATTCAATCCAACCTCTGTATTTTACACGGTCTTGAGCCAAAGGCGCGTTTTTATATGGGAGAATGTAAAAATGACTATGGCGGGTATTTTATCATCGATGGGAAGGAGAAGACGATTATTTCTCAGGAGAAATTCGCCGATAATATGCTCTATATCCGCGAAAACAATGAAGACAACGTATATACTCATGCGGCGGATATTCGCACCGTAAGTGAGGACGCATCCAAACCTGAGAGAACGTTGTCCGTGCGTATCGTCGCACCCACCAGCCTCCTTACCAACAAACAATTCGTCGTTAATATTCCGAACGTGCGTTCGCCAGTGCCGCTTTTCATTGTGATGCGTGCTCTTGGCGTCATTTCCGACCGCGACATACTCGAGTTCTGTCTGCTTGACCTCGATGAAAACATCGAACTTCTCGACCATTTTATCCCTTCAATCCATGATGCCAACAAGATATTCACACAAGAAGGCGCAATTAAGTTTATCGCCACACTCACCAAATCCAAGACAATTCCACAGGTCCATGATATCCTCATGAACTATTTCCTACCTCAAGTAGGCGAGACAAATTATATCCAAAAGGCGTATTTCCTCGGGAATATGGTGTATAAGTTACTCCGCGTATCTCTCAAAATCGACCAACCAACCGACCGCGACAGTTTCAAATTCAAGCGTATTGAGTTAAGCGGCACGCTTATTTTCGACCTTTTCAAGGAATATTATGCGCTTCAACAACAACATATCCGTCTATCGATGGACCGCGAATATTTCAAAGATCCCAAGAAATACGAGAAGAATTTCGTCGGTCTTATTCAGATGAACTATCAGGAATTCTTCCGCGAACGTATCGTGGAGAATGGATTCAAGAAAGCATTTAAAGGAAATTGGGGCGCGACAGAGCATACGAAGCGGATTGGGGTCATTCAAGACTTGAACCGACTTTCATACAATTCATTTCTA